CGTTCCAGCTACTTGGTTATTGGTTGCAAGCCTATCTATTGCTTGATCCCATTCCTCTTCAGTTCCTAAGTTAGTATGTGCGTATACTGTTTTATTCATCATCAATTTCTCCCAAATTTTATTAAAATATTACTTGATAATTAGTAATAATGGTTTATTATAAACAAAAATATTAATAAAAGGGAAATTTATGGAAATATTAGAAAAGAATTTTGACATATCAAATACCATAGAAGTTGACGAACTAGCAGAGAGATGGGGAGTCAGCAAGAAAACAATCGACAATAGACGCTATAGAGGGCAAGGTCCTAGCTATTTTAAGATTGGCGGTAAGATTAAATACGATCTTGATGATGTGAAAAGAATGGAAAACGACTCTTATATTTCTGTCCATGGCGCACGCTAAACTCTCACCTTCATCAGCAAAGATTTGGATGGCTTGCCCTGGCATGCCACAACTCTTAGCAAGTATGCAGGTTGAATATAAAGTAGGCATACCAGCAGCGACAGGTACATTGATTCACGAAATGGTAGAGACACTACTTAAAGGTAGATTAAATAATCTTACTTTAGAAGAATACTATTTAGACACAACACATCATGTAGAGGACTTTGACATTACAGTAGACCAAGAGATGATTGATTGTGCTAACACTTATGTAGATTACATAGACAAGAGAATGATGGAGCTTGATGTAGCAAGACCATTGATTGAAGAAAGAGTTAACATGCCAGAAATACATGCAGACCTTTGGGGAACAGCAGATGCTATTCTCATTGGTAAAGATATAATAGAGATAATAGATCTTAAATCTGGTAAGTGGGCAGTAGAAGCAGACAACCCACAAATGCGTATTTATGCACTCGGTGCATTATCAAGATACGGAGACGACTGCACAGTTCAAATGACCATAGTACAACCAAGGGGTTGGCACAAAGATGGTCCTATTAGATCATATTCCATATCAGCTATTAACTTAGTTGAATGGGCCTATGAAACTTTGAAGCCAGCCGCCGAGGCTTGCTACGAAGAAATACCCACATACAACTATAGCAAAGACGGATGCCGTTGGTGTAATGCTAAAGATGAGTGTGATACTTATAAACAAAACCAAATGGGAGAATAATATGGCAGAACAAGAGCCAATAACATTTAGCATCACAGAAGATGATGTAACAAAGGACTATAACTTAGACGACTTATCAGATGATGGTCAGATGGTTTATAGAAAATTAAATTTATTACAGGGACAAAAAAATGAACTTGTAGCCAATGCAAACTTTGAGGTAGAAAAGAATGAAATCTTACAGGCACATTATTTGAATGAGCTTAAAAAACATTTACCAGAAGATAAACCAAAGATTGAGGTGGAGTAATGTCGTTAGCTAATATAAGACAAAAGGCAAAACTTAAACCACCTATCATAGTTCTCTATGGTCCAGGTGGTATTGGTAAAACATCTTTTGGTGCAACTATGAACAAACCAATCATAGTACAAGCAGAAGATGGTATTGGTAAGATTGAGTGTCCTCACTTTCCTGTAGCTAAAACTTATACAGAATTAGAGGGAAACCTAAAGTCTTTAATAGAAGAAGATAGCGAATTTAAAACTGTTATTGTAGATAGTTTAGATTGGTTAGAAACTTTAATGCACGATTATGTTTGTGAAAAGAATGGTTGGCCAGATATCAGTTCACCAGCATACGGAAAAGGCTATGCCGCTTGTTTAGAGGTATGGAAAGAATATTTAACTTTACTGAATCAGTTGCGAGACAAAGGCTTTACTGTCTTACAGATTGCACATAATGAAGTAAGAAGATATGAAGATCCTAGCAGTGAGCCGCATGATCGGCACCAAATTAAGTTGCACAGAAAAGCCGCTGATCTAGTTATAGAACACAGCGACGCGGTATTCTTTGCCAATTACAAGATAGGTACTATCCAAGTAAAAGGTAAAGGCGGTGGTATGACTACTAAGCTAAAGCAAGGAGACAGAACCATCTTTACACAAGAGACACCTGGCTTCCAAGCTAAGAATAGATTTGGTCTTGATAATGAAATGCCATTTGAATGGCAGGCTATAAGGGAGCAAATGTTAAAGTGATTGATACTAAAGAACTTAACGAACACTTTTGCGATGATGAACCGCAGTACGATGAAGATGGATTTTGTCGTCATTGTGGAGCAAAAGAGGATGAGTGTTCAGAATATAAATGTTGGATTTAAAAAGGAGTAAAAAATGGATTTAACAAATTTTAATGTAGATGCCTCTAGTGAAGGCAAGTCGGCAGTTGAGCCAGGTAGACATGTTCTGCATTGGCAAGGCGAAGAAGAAGCCTTGGTTGAAGGTAGAAACGGATGGCGTGGGTGCAAGATGTATTTTGAGATTGATGGTAGTAGCATCAAACTTAATCATACATTTACTGTTGGTCACGATAATCCTAAGTATGTGGATAGTGGCGTTAAGTCAATGCTACTTATGGCGCAAGCGATGGGACTAAAAGAACCACCAAAAGATACATCTACTGCCTTTATGGGTAAAAGTGTATCAGCTGAATTAGTTAAGGATGACAATGGTTATCTAAAGATTAACGAAGATTGGGGTAAGACTTGGCAACCTACTGACAAAAAGCCAGAGCCTGTTGACGATAGTATCAAAACAGGACCATCGGAATCTGATTTAGCAGCAATGGGAAGTACCTCTGTTGATGATGATGATGACGCACCATTTTAATTTTGATGGTAAGAACAGACCCACGCTGTGTGCATATTGTAAAGCACCAGCTGGGCCGTTTTTAAGAAAGGATGGAGAATTTTGGCTTGGAGCGTGCTGTATGGCTCATTTAAAAAAGATTGGGGAGGGAGAAAGACTACCCAACAAAGCACAACTGAATGATACAGGGATTGAATATTCCATAGCACAAACCAAAGATATTTATTTAGAACTAGCAGGAAAGGAAGATCAAAAACCATTGCATAAATGGGACAGAGATAACAGGAAAAGAATCTTCACAAATATTGTTAGGGAATATCTAAACTGGGCGAATGTGCAAGCGCAGTTAGATGATGAGAGAGCTGCAAATGGATTTAACAAAGTACCTAAAAAAGGACATACTCTATAACGACCTTGGTTTTAGCACAGGTAAGAGTACACATGATTTAATAAACGAGATGCAAGCACAGGGGTTGCTTGTAGACTTCTTAGAAATTACTGGCGAGATAATACGAGTACCAGTAAAAGCAATAGGCGGTAAACCAGATACAGGCGGTCAGAAGTCTGGGTATTATGCTATCAACCAGGTAGGCGAACACATGTTCTGCACTTATGGTAATTGGAAAACTGGTTTTGAGGGCAAGTGGTCAAGCATAGATACTAACCAACTAAGTATTGTAGATAGACAAGAATTACAAAAACAAATGGAAGAGGCTAGTGCTAAGTCTCGTAAAGAAAGGCAACAAAGACAAGATGAAGTTGCAGTTGAAATGCAGGAAAAATTTAAGATTTGCCACGAAGCCATCGACCATGAATATCTCACGAATAAAAAAGTTAAAAGTTATGGGTTGAAGCAATTAAATGGTAGGTTAATTGTTCCTGTATATAATACCACAGGACAGATTCGCTCTCTACAGTACATAGATAAAAAAGGGGAGAAAAGATTTGCTTCCGCCTCAGAAATCAAAGGTAATATATTTTTAATCGGTACTACCTTACAAGACCTAAACAATATAGAAAAATTAATTTTAGTTGAAGGCTACTCAACTGCCGCTTCAGTATATGAAGCTACCCAAATTCCTGTAGCTTGCGTTTTTAGTGCCAACTTCTTGTTGGATGCAGCCTCTAATTTACGCAAGCTGACAGGTGCTAGATTTATTCTTGCACTTGATAATGATGAGAGTGGAGTGGGAGAAAAGAAAGCGCAAGAGTGCGCGAGTGCTGTGGTTAATAGTGCGGTGCGATTACCTAGTGAAGTCGGCGATTATAACGACCTGTATTTAAAATATGGTTTAGATAAAGTTAGAGCTGAACTAATAGATCATAAGCTAGGCATACAAAAGTATGCGATTCGTAATCTTGTTGGTAAGCCAGAGCCACAGAAGTTTTTAGTTGACGGTCTTATTCCTATTGGTAAGCCTGGAATACTTGCCGCAGTTGGTGGCGTGGGTAAGTCGTTAAGTGTCATACAGTTAGCATTATCTGTGGCGTGCGGAGGCAGGTGGTGGGGGAAAGATGTGAAAGAGCGTGGAAATGTGACGATATTTGCGGCCGAAGATGATTTAGCTGAAATACATAGAAGACTTGATTTGTTAGATCCTCAGGGAAGAAGATTTAACAGCGAGTATGAGGTATTTATATTACCAGTGCCAGAACAAAAAGAACCAATGATATTGTTAAAAGAGGAAGGCATAACACCAATAGGCACAGAGTTAGTTGAGGAACTACAAGCGATACCAAATTTAAAGTTGGTTTGTTTTGACCCATTACAAGCATTTACAACTGGTAATGTTAGTAGCAGTAATGAGGTTGGACAACTATGGGGTTCTTATTGTGCAAACATTAGCGCCAGACTTGGTTGCTCAACGATTACAGTACATCATTTAAACAAGGGTGCTTTAACAAATGATTCAGATGATGCTATGTCACACCGCCAAGAAATCAGAGGCGCAAGCTCAATTTTAGATAGTTGTCGGTGGGGAATTGCGTTGTGGTTAGCATCAGTTGAAGATTGCGAGCGTATTTGTGAAGAACAAAGAGTCAAGTACGACCGAATGACAGTAGTAAAAGCAGCTCTTGTTAAATCTAATTCTGGTAATGTTGATTACAGTACCAAAACATTATTTAGGAAGAATGGCGTGCTTGAACCATTAGAAGAATTACAAAATCCTATGAATTTATATGACCAATTTTAAGGAGGGGTTATGACAAATAATATTTTTAATGTTTGTGAGACTAAAAATATTGATGATGAAGTTGAAAAACTTTTTATATATTTTAGACAAAACGGATTTCCTCACTATGACTTAAACCAATATGATGCAAATAATGAATTATTAAAATTAAAAAAATTTGATTCTAATAATATTTTAGATGGAAAGGATATAAAACAAACGATGCACAGTCTTGGTTTTTTGTGGTGTTTTTTCCCTAACTGGGTTGATGTGACTTATAAAAACCAAGATAAAACTTTGATAGAACTCTGGAATGATGATGATAAGTTAAAAACATTAATTAAAAAAACTTATAAGTGGCAACTAAAGTATGGTAGGGGTGTTTTTACCATAAACAGATTAAGACAAAATGCAAAAGTTTATTTAAGCAGACAAAGTGTTAGCAATTTTAGGCCAACAGCATCTAAATATTTTTATAATGCTTATGGTAATAATGGCGCTGTTTGGGATATGTCTAGCGGTTGGGGAGGCAGGTTGTTCGGTTTTCTTGCTTCAAACTGTAAAACCTATATTGGTACAGAGCCATGCAAACAAACTTTCAATGGTTTAAAACAGTTACAAAGTATTTACAGCAAGGAAAATAAAAATATTGATTTGCATAATATTTGTGCTGAAGATTATGTACCAGAAAAAGAAACTTTAAATTTATGTTTTACATCACCACCTTATTTTGATTGCGAAAGATATTCAAAAGAAGAAAACCAGTCATATTTAAAACACCCAAACAAGGACTTGTGGCTAGATAATTTTTTAAGAAAAGTTATAGCTAATTGTTTTTATGGTTTAAAAAATGAGGGCTATTTAATTTTAAATATTGCCAACACAACTGAACACAAA